GTTTTTTTTTGTCATTGTGATGGTGCTCCCTGGTTCGAACCTTGAACCTGCGTATCACTTGGCTGTGCAGGTTGTGTTTGATCTATATTTTTATTTTGAGTATTACTTACAGATGGGGCTAATGTTGCTGGGCCTTCAAATGTTATTCTCATTCCTAACTGGTTCCAGCAATCATCCTGTAAATCTGTAATAGCTCTATTAAATTGAGGTTCATAAGTTACATAACTCATAATACCCCCAGACTCAGGTATGCCTTGAGCATCTCCTAAACCTATCTTAGGAAATCCAATAGCCCTATAAAATTTATCTTCTAAATATCTCATCCATGCTGTAAAGGCTTCTACAGGTGGGGCTTTTAAATCTTCAAATTCATAATCCTTTCTAGATCCTGGTAAGATAACAACATTACCACCATCTGGTCCTACACCTTTCTTATATTGTGTTTCCATCTTTGCTAATTCTGCTGAGTCTTGCTCGTCGGCATACAATATCCTTACTGTAGAAAGATGTGATAATCTTCTATAATCTTGTTGGGCTTCATTCATAGAGTCTATAATCTCTTTTAAAGGACCAATAACAGAGTTACCGTGTATCTCATCAGCTACTCTATCGTTGCATAAATGAAATATTTCTCTTAGTTGAAAACTATGTATAACTTCTTTCTTAGCTGCATCCATATAATCATATCTTTTAAGCATACCATCTGGGCCTGCAATTATCCTCATCCTTCCTGTACTTAAAGGTTTAAGATTAATTACTCTTCCAGCATCATTTCTTAATATCTGTGCAAAAGAATCCCCTGCTACTTTTTTCATAACTAACATATTCCAAAATATAGAATTAGCTGAGTCTTCACCCCATCCTATCCAATTTTCTATTGTAACTTTATCTTGAGTAAGTTTTGTATCCCAACCCTTAGCTAACACCCATGTAGCCCATGCTCCAATAGGAGATCTTAATTCTGGAACATCTTTATAATATCCAAAATCTCTAGTAAAGTCTGGAAAGATCCATTCTGTTTCTTTTCCTGCCTCTGGGCCATCTGTTTGCTGACTAGTTGCTTCAAACTTAGTTACACTATCTAAGTTAAAATTAGTTGCATTTCCTGGGTCTAATTGTGCTGGCATTTTATAAATCTAATTCTATGGGAACTTGAAAAAGTAATTGACTTGGGCTTCCTGAAGCATCCCAATCAACACTTCTATTTTTAGGGTCGTGTCCCATTTGAACGTTATATGTTCCGTCTTGTGTTCTCTTTGCATATCCTACACAAGTTAGTCTTAAATAATCTCCCTTTTTAAATTTAGTTGAGGGTATGTTTAAATCTACAGCAGAAACATCATAAGCTGTTAAATTTAAAGAAGTATAACCATCTTTAGTATAATTAGAAACTATTTCTGTTTCTGTTGAACCATCCCACTTTCTTACTAAAACATTTACTTTAAAACTTGCAGATGCACCTGCTGTTGAACCAGATAACCCAATCTTTAAGGGGATATTAACTACTGTATTACCCTTTATAGTTATTGGTTTATTTATTAAAACATCAAAATCTATGTCAAATACTTCTGTCCATGAACTTTGTGTTCCAGTATATTCTGCTGTTCCTACAGTATCGCTCCAAAACAAAATATTAGAAAGAATATACTTATCTACCGTGGCACCTGCATAGAAATTAAATAAACCTGTTCCTGAGGCTATATCTATAAAATCATAAGAAGCTATTACATCAGGTCCCATTGGGCCATATGTTTCATTTAATCCGCCTGCCATTATGCATTCTTTGTAAAGGTTCTGTTAGCAGTTGTATTCAGAGTCTTTACACCCCTTCTAACTATATCAATAAGTACATTAATTTTTAATCTTGCTGTAGATCTACCCATCGCACCTGGATCATAGTTTATAGCATCTATAGCAACTAAAGAGGCTGTAACACTTGTAACAATGCTTTTAACATCTACATTCAAAGTTGCGAAGTTATCAGACCAATTATATAAGGTTTCAGCATTTAACCAGTTTTCAGCCATAAGTAAAGATTGAGTTTTCATTGTATCTGTAAAACTCGTGGAAACATCAGCACCACTCTTTTGATCTATTTCAGCTTCGGTTGCTGTTATTCCTGTAAATGCCATTTTAAATTTTATTGGAAATCACTTTTAATATTCTTTCAATATTTAACCATATTGCAGATTGTATGAATGCTCCATTACTCATTACAATCTTGTTTCCTGGGTCGGGGTCTGAGCTATATGTGCACTTCTTAAAAAAGTTCTCTGGGCTTACATCATCTAAATCCATGTTAAAAGTAGGAAATGTTAGAATTTAAATGTTTCTGATTTGCCAACCAAACACCTCTGACTATTCCTTCCATGACATGAGACTCTGAATGAGGACTTGAAAAGACTCTAAGCCTTGTTTTCTGTCCTGGTTTCCTTACTATCTCATACTGAACAGATCTAAGAGATGTAATGACTTCTTCTTCTTTTAATAATATCAACATCTTTCTTTCACCTAAACTTAAGACCATATCATACATATCTTCTTTAAGCAATCCTCTTTTCTTTTGTCCATATTTGTCTAAAGATATGGAAATGTTGCTTAGGGGTATAACCTTCTTCTTTATCTTGCTCCTTAGAAGCCAATCTAGAACACCAACACCAAGAGCTCCGGAACCTGCATCTATACCTATTTGTTTTAGGTTCCAGAGATCATTCATCTCTAGTATTTTATCGTGTGTTTCAGTTGTTAGTTTCTTTGCTGTTTGTATGCTTTCGACTTGAACGATTGAGTCTTTGGCTCTAATCATAACTTCATAAGAACCTTTGTCTTTTCCCATCCTTGCTACATCAACACCCATAAATCTAGGTCCTAGAAGACCTCTATATTGCTTTTTCTTGGCTGTGCAAACTTGCGCAATCCATTTATCACTAAATAGCCTTTTTAAGTCTTCCATGAATAAGCCTAGATACTCTTGGCCATATTCTAGCTCACTCATATCAAGCTTTTCTTCTTCTAAGTTCCTAATAGCTCCTGCTCTCTGTTCTTCAGACCAAGAAGAGCTGATGGGTCTATTGTAGACTATATCTTCGCTGGTCTTGTATATTACTTTAAATCTTGCTTGGGGGTCTTTCTTATTGTATGCTTTGTTGTATTGCTCCCAAAAATAGCCCTCTTGGCCTGCTGGGGTGCTGCAGATCCATAATTCCCCGCCAGTCATCAATAATATAGGCTTTGCAGCCATCCACATCAACTTTGGCATCCTTGCAGCCTCATCTACTATCAAAATATCACCATCAAAGCCTCTAACAGCGTTACCAGTGTTTCCTACAGGTCGGGACTTAATCCATGAACCATTTTTAAAGGCTATTTTCCTTTTTGTTAGTTCTGTCTTCTTTCTAGGGATGAGGTGTTTACATTCTTGGTCTGCAACTTGTCTGGCAAATTCTATGATAAGTTCTGCTTGGTCTTCGGTGAGTGAGACTACGACAATCTTAGTACCAGGGTTGTTTTTCATTCTTTCTATTGCCTTTTTAGCCATGATATAAGTTTTTCCGATTCTCCTGCCTGTGCATAGAAGTAAATCTCCTTTATGATCTAGTGCCTCTTGTTGCCAATCATCGAGGACTAGCTTTTGATGTTGTAGTGGCATTTGTGTTTTTTTCTTTTTTTTAATTATTTAAAAAGCGGGGTGTGAGAAAAACCCCGCTCAAAGTGATAAACAGTTATTTGAGATTTTGATAATTTATAAATTTTTTCTTTTTTCTTTTTTTTAAATAATTAAAAAAAAAGTTGGGGGAAAGAACAACCAGCCCAACATACACAAATTTAACTCTCGGAAAACTTTTACCCTGTGCACTAAGGTAACCTAAGTTAACAGAGTTATTCGGTATACCGAATAACTATACATAGAGCGAAGAAAGAAGAGGGGCTTTCCAATTGCGGATTTTCCCCCCCAAAATCCGCAATTCAGAAGGGAAGGGCTTGTTACTACTCTTTCCCTATGAACGATACCTTTATTAATCTGTGATACATAGCTTTGAGTATCAAAGCTAATTCTTTTATTGCCTGTTAATTAAGGGCTTGTAGAGAATAGGGAAAGAAACAAAATATAGAAAAAAAACATGGCTAAAACAAAAAAGGTTATACAAGAACATCATTTAGTGTTTCAAAAGAAAATTGAAGGTGTAGAGAAAATAGGCCCCACTGTTAGGCTATGGAAAGGTGAACATTGGGCTATAACTCAATTAGAGAGAAGAACTAAGAATATCAGTAAAGGGTTCATAGAGGCATTAAAATATTGGATATCAAAAAACGAGGGAAAAGCAATAAATATATAAAGAGAAACGTATTGTTAATATCAATAACACAATAACTATATCGGTATAAGCCCGTATGGGTATGAGATATAGGGAAGGTGTAGAGAATCAGTTAAGGAGAAAGTGTTCTCTATGTATGACACTGCCCCTTACATCTAGTCATTAATCTACTATCTAGGCCTATTTCTTTCTCTTTTCTTTGATTACTTTCTTTTCTCTTTCTTATACACATACAGCACACATATATTTATAAAGGGGTTATTCTTAATATTAGAATGAACATTATAGGAATGAGACAGGAAAAAAGACAACAGCAAATTAATCAAATAATAGCCTCTATAAAAAAAGCATTAGATGAGAATAAAGATATAAGCTATAAAAAGATTGTGCTTGCCACTAGATTAAATTTAAATCTATCTGATAGGACTGCTCAAGAATATGTTCAAAATGCTTTATTCTCATTGGGCTTCAATAAAGATTTAAAAAAAGATAAAAATCAATTAAAACTAAAATGAAACTTAAAACTTTGAAGGATTTTATAGAAAGTAATTACCAAAAAGAGATAGCAGCTGTTTGTGTTATGAAAGATTTAAAACAAGAAGCAATTAAGTGGGTTAAGGATAAAGATAAAATGAGCCCTTCTGCTAAGGTTTGTTTTAAACATTTCTTCAACATCAGCGAGGAGGAGTTGAGCAAATGAATAGAAAATGTGCAAATTGTGGGCATGAGAAGGAAAGTCATAAATGGTGTTGTGAAAATATGTGTAATTGTAATGAGTTCAAACCTCAAAATCATAGTCAGCAGGAGAACAAGGTTAAAGTTCATAAGTCAAATCAAAAACCTAAGATAGACACTGCTGACACTTTTAATTTAAGTGATAAAAGAAAAGAATTGAGTAATTATGGATTAGAAAACACTGAAAGTCTTGGTGGAGCTGCTAAATTTTATACTGAAGAAAATGTCAAAGAATTTATTTGGAAGTTAAAGGAAAAGCCAATTAGATGTGAATGTTCAAAATGTAGAGATTTTCTTGACTTAATTGACACCCTCGCAGGAGATGATTTAAAATGAAATTATTATGTAAGCTTGGGTTTCATAAAGATATACTAATTAATTGGTATGGCTTTCATTATTATAGATGTAGACATTGTAAATCGTGGGAGTGGGATAGATTAATATGAAGAATAAAAAACAATTGGATGCATTGAACATCTTAGACAGAGCTACAGCTGTATTTCAAGGCAACAGACAAGAGCATGCAATCATACAACAAGCTTTAATAACTCTAAGAGAGTTCCTTGGTACCAAGGAAAAGAAAAATGGAAATAAAAGAAAGAGTACAACTCCTAAACGACCTAAGTAATGTTAAAACAAACCTTAACATTGCATTAGTAGAACTAGAGGATATTATGATAGAACTTAAAAAGGAGGAACAAACCAATGGAAACACAAAACACATTGAAGGATGAAGTTGATAACTACGAACCACCAGAGTTAAAGACCGTCGCTGAACTAGACATCATCGACTTAACAATGGAAATCAAAGAAGATATAGAAGCTAAATTCCCTTACAAGTACATAGAAGCCAATGGAGAGAAGTTTAAGATACCACAGTCTGTTATAGGAGCAATACAAGACATCATAGAACTGACACCGGGTGTTAATACCTTTAAGGTTAAGAAGTCTGGAACAGGTCTGAAAACTAAGTATACCACTGTACCTTGCACACCTGAGAAATAACCTTATTTTTTTTAATAATTTTTTAGGCACTACAAAAAAAATTATGTTCCAGCAATATAATTTTTATCTTCTTTTGTAATTTTCATGCTATTGTTCCGCAAGGAATATATCTTATTAATCCACCGGGTATTTTTATTTTTATAAAATGTGTTGTTGTTAATGTCTTTGCACCGATTGCTTCAATAGAGTTGCCAGTACCTATTGTTGTTACAAATTCAATAATTTCTTCGCTTATATCTGCTTGGTCTAATGTTAATACAGGTATTGCAGCTGTTGTAGAAGATTGGTCTACATGTAATTTGCTATCAGGACTACTTGTTCCAATTCCTACATCTCCATTATTAACTATAACATCATGATCACTTTGAATAACTAAATCATCTTTTGCACCTGTTCCAAAACCTAAACTATCTCCTGAACCCGCTTTAATATATGCAATATTTCCTGCATCTCCACCAATAGTAACATCTGCTGTTCCCCCATCATTTCTAAATACAGCTATATCCCCTGCAGTAGTTTCTGTTACTTTAAATCTAACCCCAGGACTACTTGTCCCAATTCCTACATTGCCAGAAGTATCTATTGTTAATCTATTATTACTAGCTAAATCTGCATTTGTACTTCCTATCTTAAATTTATTTCCATCACTATTATCTACACCTTGCATCCAACTTGTGCCTCCTGCAACAAAACTTAAGGTTGCATCTCCAGCTCCTGCTTGATCTATTCTTACTTGAGGGACATTTGTAACTGCATCATTTCTTTCAATATCTAATAATGATGTTGGACTATCTGTTCCAATTCCTACATTTCCATCGTTTTGTATTCTCATCCTTTCAGTCTGAGAACCTATTCCTGCCGCAGAAGAATAAAAATAAATCCCATTATACCCCTCTAATTTAACTGAAGAACTATCAAAACGTATGCCTGCAGAATTTGCAGCAGCACCATTATAAATTTTATTGCCCCCTATATCTATATTTCCATTAACATCTAATTTATCTGTCGGACTATCTGTTCCAATTCCTAAACGTTTGTTAGTATTATCCCAGAAGAAGTTTGAGTTGTCTTCTGCAATATCTCCATCAGCATTTAAGAATAAAACTGAGCCTTGAGTTCCATAGCTCCCTTGTTTCTTAGCTTCAGGTTTAACACCAGACAAGTTAGGTAACTCCATAGGTAAAGCATTAGTAGGTTGAACTATGTTAGCTCTTGTAGGCATGAATGATTTCATAGGGTCTGGTTTACGACCACTTCCTTGTCCACCCATTATGATAACCCTACCTTCTCTCTTTCAAGAACTAGAGAGCCTTCTTCAGGCACTAAATTAGTTGTTCTTCCAGTCTGTTTTTGAGTTCCGCCCTCAAGACCTTCATCAACAGGCCACTCAGTTTTAACAGCTTTCTGTTTTATACCATCTGGTCCAGATTGTATTGCCATATAATATGTTAAGAATTAAACTTAATAAACCTTACGCAGCAGCTCTAGCAAGAGTATAAACATCCACACTTTGACCACTTACACCAACAGGAACTAAAATAACAGAAGTTACATCTGCTCCTTCTGTTGCTGCACCTGTATTAAGAGTGTCTAATTCAGTTAATAGAGCAGCACTTCCAGCGTCAAACCTTCTTCATATGTACTGGTTACATCTCCTAATGCCATTATGCACTCACAGCTCCGTTAATAAATCCTCTTTCTATAAGCTCTTTAATTAAGGTTCCTAGAACATCACATATCTCAGCATCAGCAGCAGTATTACAATCCATAGCTACATCATTAGTCCAATTAGTTACAGCAAAAACAGGTCCAAGATTACCTATATCTCTCTCATTTCTTGCCACTTTTCTTAACCTCTTCTTTTGGTTTTTCAGGTTCTTTTTGTACTGGTTTTTCAGGTACAGGAATAGCATATTTAGGCAAAGTTAATTTATGTGCTATTCTTTCTTCCATTCTTTTAGCATTAACTTTTGCTTGAGCAACTACAAGATCCCAATCTTTATGTCCTACTGGTTGAGGTATTGTACCATCAGCTAAAGAAGTAAAATGTTTTAAAAGTCTTTGGCAATTTTCAAGAGTCATTTTAAACCACCGTGTCGGTTATTTGATGTACAGACTTAGGGTTTGTTAATAACGCTTCTCCTCTTTCTAGAACTCTAATTTTCTTACCTATACCAGGATCAACTATAACATGAGATTCCATAGCAGAGAAAGTTTTCCACTCTGCTGACCTTTGAGGTATAAATTGAAGAGCATTATCTGTTGTTGCATTTTGAGATACAATAACTCTATTTCCTAAGATCTCCATAACTTGACCTTTAACCACAGCTTGACTAGAAAAGGCAGGTATAGAAGAACCTTTAACATTTATCAAATAATTAATTAAATTTTCATGTTCAATAGGATTTATGTATAGAACTATATTATTTGTATCATAACTTTGAGCTCTAATCTTTCTATTCCCTGTTAAAATATCTTTAATAGGATTACCTGTTACATCATCATCCCATCCGTCTGCTGTTGCAGCAGTAGTTAAAGTATTAGTTGGGTTAGGTGTTGTGGGTGTAGCAGCAGCAGCTTCAATAAGTACAGAATATATTCTAATATCTACTTGATTAGCAACAGCTCTTATTAAATCTCTTAAAGTTGTAGCTATTGGTTGTACATCAGTATCTATCTCATCCTCTTCTGAAATTGTTTCAGACTCAACCATGAACTTTTTAACATAAGAAGTATTTCTTGTCCAAGTAGGACCAACTACATCAGGCAGTGCTCTTTCAGATACATTATAAATTCTAGATAAAGTGTGATCTGTTGTATCTGTTGAATCTAAAAATCCAGCTGTCTTTTGATACCATCTCATTTCTCTAGCTGATGTACTAGAAACAGAAACTAATCCTTTAAGTAAACTATCCTCATCAGCAAATCCAGTTACGAACTTGTTAACATCAAGTCCTCTAATATCTGCTTGTCCTACTGCGTCAGCCATTTTAAGCTAGTTGTAGACCCATTGGATTTAATTCAAATAAGAATGTTTGTGTATCTGTAACAGTATCTAAAGCTCTACCTACAATGTGTTCAGAATTAACATCTGCGACAACTAAATCATTAGCTGTTCCTGTAGCTGTATCAGTTATAATAGACATTCCAGCTGTAACACCTGCAGCTCCAGCAGTACCTTTAAAGATACCTCTCTTATAAACTGAGATTGTGGTTTGACCATTACTAGCAATCTTTTCTTCTGCTGCAATTCCCGCACATGGATCTGTATCTCCTGTAGTAGTTGCAGCTGTATTAGGATCACTTAGAAGTAAAACAGCACCTTTTTCAATACCAGTACCATCTGCACACGTCATTGGAACAGGTGGTTCAAGTTCATGAATTAAAACACATTCTCCAGCCATGTAGTTATTCGGTGAACCGACTATTTAAATGTTTTGCTTTCTTTAGCTATTTGTTCATTAGCTAATTTTAAAACCATCCTATCAGCTTTTAAAGATTCTTCAGAATTTAAGATGTTCTTTTCCACTTTCTCTTTGATAGTTGCCCACCAAACAGCCTTAGGACTTCCTATTTTTAGGCCTAAATCTTTAGGTTCTTCCTCTTCAGTTACATTACCTACCATTTCTTGAGCTACTTTATTCATTTTCCAGCTAACATCCTTTTGCCATATTCCTTAGGAGTTTCTTCTTTATTCTCTACAGATTGTCCAGCTTCTACTCCGCCTAGTTCTTTTTGTGCATTAAGTTCTCTAGCTTCAGCGTTAGCTTTCTCTGCTCTCTCTGTTGCAGCTTCTAAGTCTTTAGCTGCTTCTCTCGCATCTTGCGTTGCTTTAGGAACTTGGGGGTCAGACCCGTCACTAGAATTTTTAGTTGCTTGCTCTTCTCCTTCTGGTTTTTTTTGTTCTTCTTCATCCATGTTATTTACCTCCCTTCTAAATTATTTCTAACAATAAATATAATAGAAAAGCAAGTGCATATAATACTGTTGGAATTATATAAATCAAACAGTAACATATGATTACCCATTCTAAAAGTTTATTCATTTGTTGGTCTCCTTGAAGTTGTTAGATCTACAGGTTCTACAAACCCTTCTTCTTCTAACTGTCTTAATATGTTTTGGATCTGTAATTCATCTAATTCTGGGAATGAGTTAGTGACTACAAAAGACTGTATAATTCTAATCTGCTCATCTATTGTAGCAAGCTGGTCTGCCATATCCGCATTAATATCATAAATCCTACCATCATACTTTAAAGAAGCACTAGCTATAGTACCTGATTTAATAGCAGACTCTAATCTTAATACTTCATTCTTAATAAACTGTAACTCTTGCACTCCTTTTCTCCAGTCCCCAGTAGCTTCTGTTGAATCTCCCCCTATTGTAGTAGCCATTTGTCCAAGAGTATTTACTGCTTGTTGTTGCTCATCTATCTTTCTTGTGAAAAAATCAAAAGCCTTACTAACAGTTGCTAATATAGCAAAACCACCAATAGCATAATCTCTTATTTTAGTTGCTAAAGGTTTAACTGCTGCTGTATTCTTAGCAGCTGTACCTGCTTGCATAGCTCCTTTAGAACTTCCAAAGATCTTTCCCCCAACCTTCCAACCTAATTTTATTCCCCCCCCACCTGCAGCTAATAAGGCTATATCAGTAACAAGTCCTTCTGCTGAACTCACTTGACCACTTAATAAAGGAACCTTTTCCCCTGTTTCAGGATCTATAGTAAACTCTTGAGGTTGCTCTGTTACTTCAACACCTTCAACAGGAGCAGGTTGTTCTCCTGGTTTTAATAATCCAAATTGTGATGGGTCTTCTTTTACTTGTTCTATTAATCCCCTTTGAATATCTTGTTGAGCTTCTGTAGCTAATTGTTCTTGAGTTGTTATTTTTCCTCTTTGGGATATAGGCATTTCATCAGCTGGAAGCCCTGCTCTCCTTGCTCTTGACTGTGCTAACTCTAATCTATCCTTAATTGATAACTTTCTCTTTTTATTACGTTCAGCTTCTTTTTCTTCTTTCTTTCTTTCTATTTCTGCAAGGTTCTTTCTCCTTCTTTCTTCAGCTGCTTTCTTTCTTTCTTCTTGGGTTAATTTTACCATTTTATTATTTTATAAATTTAGGTCTTGGAAGTGTAACTCCTATTGCTCCTGCTATAATAGCAATTACCATAGTGAACAGTGTGCCGTTGATGCCTTGAATTAGGGCTCCAAACTCTAAAGCTGTAAGGCAAACTAATCCTGTGCAAAGCACCTTCCAATCTACTTTGTTTTTTTTTGTCATTGTGATGGTGCTCCCTGGTTCGAACCTTGAACCTGCGTATCACTTGGCTGTGCAGGTTGTGTTTGATCTATATTTTTATTTTGAGTATTACTTACAGATGGGGCTAAT